CGGTGAGGGCCGCGCCACTTGATGCAGCAGCTTCCCAAGCAGGAATTGATCCTGCTCCCGTGCTTGTCAGAACGTGTCCATCAGTAGAAGCTGCCAACTTCTCCAGAAAACCACTGGCATCACGATAGTAAATATCACCTGTTGCATCAGATCCCAATGTCATCGTGCAAGAACCGTCGATCACACCAGACCAAGTACCACTGGTGATGGTGCCTACAGACGCCAGAGAAGTTGCCGTGGTAATGGAGTTCTGAGTAGCAGTAGAAATGGTCCCTGCGAGTGTCGCTCCTGTAACGGCCCCATCACTCGTAATGGCTCCATTGGCCTGTATGACGCCAGCAGTGGAGATTGTAGCCCCCGTGGCCCCATAGCCGCCACCAAACGTACCTTCTGCCGTACAGGCCAGTGATGCAACAGTGACAGCCCCGGCAAATGTCGCCGCCTGTGCCGCCGACAACGTGAGGGCCAGTGTCAATGTCTCCCCCGAGTCAGCCGTCGTGTAGAACTTGATCTCCCCAGGCATGTCGCCCGTGCCGGGAGTGCCGTCTACAGCAAATTCGATAGCCGCTGCTGGCGACTCGTAATCTGTCCCGTCATCACCATAAGCAATGATAGAACCAAGAATCTCGCCGTCTGTGACTACAGTATGACTCGCGATGGTAGCATTGCCACTCTTTAGCAAAGCCAATGTTGGAGCAGCAGCCCTAGTGGCTGTTGTTGACCACCCGCCAATCAGGGCAGTCATATCAGCCGTTGCCGTTCCTAGCACCTGAACTTCTGGAACCACATCAGTAGCGCCACCACCATCAGAAATAGTCTGCTGTGCTGTTCCCCCAACTACCAATCCATAAGTATTGGCGATAGTTATATCTCCACCGGCAGCGATAGATCCAGAAGCCAATGCTCCTCCGACCGTGGCTGCATCAGTAAAGAAATTGCTCCAGCGAGTTCCTGTAATTCCCAGGCTCACATCCGAGTCAGTTGTCGGAATTAGACTCCCATCAAGAACCTGAATTTGAGAGACAGGAGCGCCGCCAGCCGCGACATAGAGATCAAGTCGTCCAACCTCGCTTCCAGCTGTGGCAGTGGTCATCACCCAATCGATATAAGCGATATTACTGTCACCACCCCCAGCATCATCTGCAAATAAAGCGATCCTTCCACCATCATTCGCTGCTGGTGTCCCACTCGCCGGGTTCAATCCAAATCGTGCAACCTCCACGACGCCGGCCGCGGCGGCGTCATTCGCCACCCACGTCTTCTTCTCCGTCGCTGTCTGCGCCTCATCAAGCGACATTATCCCGTTCGACGAAGACGTATCCACGTTCTCTCGATTCATATTCGTACCTTCGAGGAACGTCTTAATATTCGTAACCCATTCCCAATGCTCGTAGATAATGTCCCGGTTCGAGGCACTAGGAAGAGTCAACCCATCTCCTGTCGGACGGGTTATCGTGGCGTTAGCCATAGGACCTCTCCAAAGTTAAGAACAAATTACACATTACTCGAGTGGTGTCCACTCAACATCATAACCAACCAGTTCTATAGGGTCAGAACCGATCCATCTCGGCGCTATCGTCTCCGCGATTCTATTCACGTGAGTCATGAGCTGCTGATTCGTCCCACCCTCGTATCGGAGACCAGCGGAGTAGAGAAGACCAGTGTTATACTTCTGATCCGTCCCACCCGTCATCGCAGCAGACACCGCCGGCTGCTTCCCTTGATCCAGCTCCACTGAAAGATTGAAACTCTGACTCCCCGTCTTCTGCTTGATATAAGTCCGAAGCGCGACTATGTTCTTCCTACGATTTGGAGCCCCGAGGTCGTTCGGACTCATATCGACTTCCCACTCAAACTCACTCCCATTATCCGTCAGAATCCCCGACCCATTCCCCTTATGCACGAAACCATCGAGAGTGCCGAAGAAGTCCAGCTCGACATCTGAGATCACACTCCTCGCACCAAAGTTCATAACCTCTGTCAACTCATCAAACCAAAGATCCCCGTTCTCCCAATCCCACACCATCACGAGATCATGCCCAGTGCTATTATCACTCGAAGAGACAAGGGTCCGAATCTGATGATCGCCTTCTCGAACCCACGAGATCGCGTATTGCAGTCGGCTCTGCTTCAGCCCCCGCCAAGTATTCTGGTTGTGAAAGGTCGGCCACTCAATCGAATCATCCGGGCGAATAACGAACGCCCCCTCTCTCGCTATTCCCCAAATGAATTCAGGGCGAGAGATAAACCCGAGCTTCGCAATCGGCTCAAACCCCCTCAACTCATTCATATACTCATACTCAAATCGCCCGTGATTCACGACGACCTTACCCGAGTACGCCCCGTCCTCTTTCATCACCCAAAGGCGGCCGAAGTTATCAACCCCTCCGACGATCGGCGCGCCGCCCTCATAGATCTCAGTCCGATTCTGCGGTACCCACGTGCTAGTATCACTCTCCTTCGTTGTCCTATTAACGTCGCTCCAACGGATCCTCGTGATCTCATCAACCCCACCCTCCGTCGGACGGAGCGCTACGAGCAACCCTTGATGGCTCACAATCCCACCCTTCACGAGCGTCCACGGCATCCCTGTCAGCGCCGCTACACTTGAAGGAGTAGTAAAATCCCCATCCCACGTTAGGATCTGGTCATTCCCGTTATCTATGAAAGTCTTCCTATCGAGATAAGCGAACTGACAACGATTATTACCATCCCCACTCCACGTCGCTCCCCCAGTAATATCCTTCCTCGTAGTCCCGTCGTCAGTATAAATCGTCGTCGGAGTGACAACGAGCCGCTGAATCCCATAAGCGGGATAGTTGAACTGATTCAACCCTACGACGTTCTCACCACTCGTAAGCTGGGTCGAGTTGTAGAGTTCAAACCCCCGCCGAACATCTGCTGTCCCACGCTCCGAGATATTCATATCCCGCATCTTACGACAGTGCTCAGGAGTCAGGTTCTTCGTAGAATCGGGATACCGCCAGCGGCTCATTTGCCCACGAACGGCAAACATCTCAGTAGTCTGAGACTCTCCCTGCCCAATCCTATCTGCTGTGATGAATTCAGTCATCAGAGGAAGTCAACTCCCTTAACCCGAGGCTGATCTTGGCGCTGCCGCCGTCCGCTCATATTCCACACATTCGCAAACACCAGCACCCTATTCGTCGGCTGCTCTCCATGATGAGCGAGGAACTCATCGAACCGATCCTCCAGCGTCTTCCGCATATCCCGTGCAACCTGAAGCATACCAATTTTCGGGAAGAGGTCGTTAGCGATTCCACGCCAGATGAGATCATGAAACTCTTCTGGCAACTCCGGCCAATCCTCGTCTTCCACGAGAGGCGGTTTCCGCATCTCTGCGGAGATCGTATAGGTAAGCGCGGCATCAGGAATCGGACCGAACTCGATCCATTCAAAGTCCGGGCTCTCCCACCAAGTCGGGATATGCGCGAGAACGTTCAGATCTGAATCCGCCGCGATGATCGTCCCAGCGAAAGTATTCCCACTCGCCGGAGCTTTCACGATCCTTTCAATCGTCGTGAAGCTAGCCGTAGATGAAGAAAGCGTCGTCCCATCCATCGTGACCTCTTCACGAATCATCCGACCGTTCGCATCGAATCCTGTAATCACGCAGATGTAGTTCGACCCATCATCTCCGGTCTCCGTACTCACGAGAGAGATAACCCCCGCCGTCTGTGGTTGCTTCTCGACCCCAAATGTCCCAAAGGGCCGCGCTCTATCCGGCGTCCCAGTTTCCGTCTTACCCGGATCGTCCTTGATAAACTGCTGCTGTGTTACATCATACAGCACACGTTTATTTGTCGTATCCTCAATCAACACGATCTTTCTTACATTAAAGGGCATTCCGTACTTTGCAGTATCTGCCACTGTCGTAAGAGAAAACTCTCGTGTCTCATGATTAGTCTTAGTCAACATCATGAGTCGCTGATATACAGCATTCCCACTCATCTTGACTAGGTCTTCAAACTCACCCGCTTCAGGTAGACCAGCGAGTTCGTGAACCCGCGATATGATACTACCCCATCTCATGCAGAAGTGCCTCTCGCAAGGATTTCGTCAATAGAACTCGAACCATCAGTTGCCTCAATCAACTCTTCTTCCTCTTTCTCCTCTTCTTCGCCCTCTACTGGAGCGTTAAAGTCAGTTGCATCAAGGCGGCGAGCCTCTGCCTCCTCGTCACTAATCTCCTCTTCTTCCCCGTTCTCTCTACGGAGCAATTCAGCTCGCAAGGCATCCATATCCAGACTTGCCAGAGCTTCTTGAGGAGTAGCATTCGGCGTCCCCGCAGCCTGCATATTCATACCAGCCTGCTGAAACGCGAGAGCGATCGCATCGCCAACACTCTGAAACATATTCTCTTTTGCCATTTCAGCTTTCTGCTCTTCTGTACGGAACTTAAGATCCCGCTGAAACGGCCCATCTGTAACGCGAACCCGCTCAACGTAAAACGTCCAGCGTTCTTCTCGTCCGAGTTCTGTCCCGCTCGTTTCCTCGTACTGATCCGACTCTTCCTCATCAAGATAACGCTTTCCAACATTATCCCAACCATAAAGTCCAGAGCGATAGCCTGCGATATCTACGATGATTCCATCGTCCGCGTGCAGCCCACGTTCCTCACCGTCTTTCTCAATCCGAAGACGAGTACGGCCACTAGCCAGCGGCATATCTGTTCCAATTTGCTGACGCCACGGTTCTGCCGGAAAGAAGTCTGTCAAACTCCCATTTGTATTAATAAAGGTATAATAGAGAGGAGTTTCTTTCTGCTCTTTTGTCAGAGGAATATCTACTCCGTTGCTAGTCGGCTTAACGGCGGCCAGCTGCTCAGCTTCTATTGTAACAGGCATCTTTTTCTCCTTCTTATGGAATGGTAAATCCGCACATATTGACCTGTGCGTCTGAATCACTATTAGCGAGTACGAGATTTGCTGCTACACCAGGTGCACAAGGCCAAGTCCCCGGTGGAATCTTAAAGGCAATTCCTTCCGCTGAGACATCAACTTTCCACTCAGCCAAAACAGTCGAGCCTCCCCTAAGCTGAAGAGTTGCATCTTCATCTACGTGGCCCGACACATGCGTTACAACATGAGCCTTTCCAGAAACTGCAGCTTTCGTCGCAGTTGCTCCACTATCCGTTCCGGCGGCCGTTGCACTCCAGCCCCCACTCATTACCTCAGATATCATCTCTCTCTACTCCTATAAATGAGAACCTCATCCTACGACTCCCTCTTCAGACTCTTCTGACGCTGCCACCTCAACTCCCACATCTCGCCAACTCTCGTCCACCTTGGAATCCACCCCATTGTTATTGGAGTGGATACCCGTAGCTTCCGAGTTGTGTGCAAATTGTTCTTTACTTCTGGACATATCTTCGCAGATTCTTGCAAGTCTGTGTGCATAGGTATGCTCCGCCCTCACCTTTCGATGCCCCGTCCTCGCGATCAATTCCCGCTGCATAGGATTATCCAAACACCATTGCACCGCACCGACAGCCTCATCCTCACCCTCGTATCCTACGAAGTGCACTCCCTCCTCAAACCCTAATTCTTTCCACCCTATAACATCTCGATTCGTGACGAGGCAAGTCCCATAACTCATCACCTCGAAAAACCGCATGTTTAGGTCATTCTTAATGCTGATGTTGAAACCAGTCCTGCCGCGCAAGTATCGAATCGCGGCCTCTTGGAAAAAACAATTCGTGTTATACCAGAAACTATCTACAGCTCCGAACACCGTATCGAGATAATCAACTCGATTATTCCCAACCCCGTCCGCGCCATCATTCAGAAACCCTACAAAAACCACATCATACTCTTGACGTAGCCCCGCAGTCCCAGTGATACTATGATAAGCGGGAGAAGTTCTCAACTCTCCAAAGCTCGGATCGACGTTCGGATGGCAAGCTAACGGAAGCCAATGAGCATTAATCCCACTCTTTGACATCTCCTCCGCGCCATCTTGTTGAGCACAGTAGACGATATCAAACTTCTCCGCCCAATTCTTCCTTGTGTCATATCCCAAGTGCGTGTCAACCATCCATGCTGCATTTGGTCCGGGCAAGTCCATAGGTATATCATCACGACCATCATCAATAAAGAGGTGAAAATCGTGCTCTGTCATCTCTTCCGCCGGAGTTGGTCGACGATACTTCACGCCGCCATTCTCTCGCCCTTGATGCCGACAATAAGCATCCCACATTCTTCGAGGAGTCCCATTATCACGGATATCACAATTATAGTGGAATCCAATCGACGGGAAAATCATGACGCCACCTCCACCCCAAACGTCGCAGGTGCGGGCACCGTCGTCCGAAGATCCTCGTAGATGCAGAAAGAAAACGCTTCTATACACTCCTTCAAGCTATGTTTCGCGGCTATTGCATTCCGCACAGCTTCTTGATGATCCACCCCGTCATAATACTCTCCGAAAGCGCGTCTACCGCTCTGCTGCCCGAGATGATGCAGGAAAGCTCGTTTATCCACCCGCACACTTTTTCCAGCCTGTCGTGCACGAATGCACAAGTCTATATCATCCCCACCTGGAAGAGTCTCATCCAACCCTCCAAGCTCCTTCAGAAAGCTTGTTCGACCCACTATACAAACCCCCATAATCACAGAGACTGAAAAGCTAAGCGCCGTCGAAGCATTAATCGCTTGATGCCCCGCAATGAAATCACTCGCCGGCCCCACCAATCCCACCGAATCATCTGAGAAATGACTTGTCAACTTTTGCCAAAACCCCATATCATAGAGATCCCGAATATCCGGTATGAACATAACGTCATCGTTCATCATACAGAAGAGCGGAGTATCACATCTCTCCAGCGCGTAATTAATCCCACCCATCCAACCGAGGTTCTGCCCCGGATCGACGTAGTGGATATAATTAGGCCAATCCTTAGAGTTCTCCGCCATACTCGCGTCCGACCCGTTATCTACAATCATAACTTGATACGGAAACCTAGTATAATTTATCAACGTAGTGATGCAATCTGAGAGCTGTGACATATTATGCCACGTCGGGATAGCTATCGTCAGAGTCGGATTCATAGCGGAGTCACCTCAGACAAGGTGCCCCAATTAAACTCATAATCCTCATTCCGCTCCATCCGCGTCTTCCAGTACATCTCATCATCACACCAAACCGTGTCATGGCACTTATGCTGAGCTACCAAACCTGAGTCAACGAATCTTCCAATCCCTGCCTCAGCCGCCCTCGCACAGAAGAACCAATCCTCGCCCGCACCAGTACTCTTATACCAAGGCTGAGGCAGAGTCCGAAACACACCAACATCCACCAAGGACACCGCACCGCCACTCGCCAACCACCCCTCAATATGCTCATCAGAAATCAAAGTATCTTTCGGATAATCGAAGAGCGGGTCGCTACGCTCATAGCACTTATCCCCATTCTCTTCAGGCATCATCTTCACTCCGAACACTGCCGGATAGATCGGGTCACGGGCAGTAAATGCTAGCGCAGAGATGATAGGCTTCTGATGCCGCCAGAGACGAAGGAAAGAAGACATCGGGAACTTCATGTCTGCATCCCAGCTCATAAGATAATCCGCTCCAGAAACCACACAATGCTCTGCAATCCGCTCCCTCGCCAATCCCACAAGAGAAGTCCGAGAATAGTCACACAAGCCTAATTGTAACAATCCCAACCTCTCATAATCTTCTACAGTCGGCTCAGCCTCTACCTCTCCTGTCAATGGCGGCAATTCCAACGCATCGAACCTTTCAGCCCCAATAGCCTTACGAAGGATTGTTCTCTCAGAAAGCCCTCCGAGATAAGATACGAAACCGAGATAATCCTTCACTGTCGTATCATCCGGCCCATCATACCAAGGAAGTCCAATCATCAAGAAAGTCTTTTTATCACTCACCGTCTTCGCTCCTTATAAGGTCATATTTGAGAGCTATCGCCTCTTCGACAGTCCCACCAGCAGCCACTACAAACCTATGCCCCTCGTGGTTCGCTCTCTGCTCTTTTTTATCGCGCTTCCATACCAATGTTCCGCAGTTATTACACCTCAACAACTTATCATTGCTGTCATCGCGGCCGTCGTGTGGAGTGAAGTCTGGTTCTATCCCAGTCTTATAATACGCCACTACTTCCTTCCGCATGAGCGTTTTACGTTCCTCACGAGAGAGGGAAGGAGGAGCCGAAGCCCCTCCCACCCAACCCGTGATCCGTCTAAAGAGCCCGGATAAAAACATGGTTGCCGTAAGACAAGCCACCAGTGAACATCCCGGCCATCGTGCCCAACGCCACAACAGGACCGAACTTATCAGCCCCGACGGAGGTCATGCCGACAGAAGCTTCCAACGGATGCGGGCAAAGGCCCACACCAGGAGAAACTCCCTTCGCCGTAGTGTTCAGATTCACACCTAGGACACTGGCATGATACCCGTAAACCTGGGCCAGTCCAGTGTTATTATCTGCCAGGTCCTCATCCATGAGACCAACAAAGTTACCAACTGCATCATCAACCAGCCCAGCACGAGCCGGAAGGCCAACTTCAGCAGTCGTAACCGAGGCGACATTTCCAGCCGCCGTAAACTTACTCACCGGCCAATGCGTCGTAAGAGTCGCACCCTGCCGGTTGATGATCGTGACCCAAACCTTATCTGGATCGTCACGATTGATCTGTTGGATAATCATACTTCTTTACTCCTCGGATAAAGATTGCTCGTACTTAGACGAACACGCCTGTCCAGTTAAAAGTATCTGGTGCACCAGCATTCCCGTCGATGTGAACAGAGCCATTAGCTACAGTTCCAGCAAAATCACTAGAGTTGATATGCAATCGCGGTGTAGCCACGTCTACATCATCAACATTAGAGTCTAGACTAAAACTGAGCCACGTCCCGCTCCCGAGAATCGCGGCAGTTCCCGCGGTACTATCAACCTCGATAGTACCAGAGATCTGCGTAGCATTCCCAATCGCCCTACGAGAAGCCGTGGTTACAGTGTAAGCTCCGCTAGCCATTAGACCTTACCTCCTCTAACTCAAGTAATCCCAGTCATCTTCCCGAGCTTACGGCGATTGTTCGTCCCCATATTACCCTGGAAGAGGATCTGAGCGGTGTAAGAGTCCTGGTTGACCGGACGCTGGAAACCTTCCGGAGCCATCGCAAGGTCAGCCTGCTTATGTACGAATAAGAAAATGTGGTTCGAGTTCAGCATGTAAAGCGTCTGCGCCTGGCAGTGCTCATCCCACTTAAACTCAGCACCACGGAACATCGGATTGATGCTCATCTCGCCCTTACCACCGCCACCAGCGTAGCGAATCGCGGGCTGAACAACAGCTTCAGCAATCTCGTGAATCGCCTGCGGGCAGAAGATAGCATCCGGAGCGCTACGCACACCAGCCGAGCCTTCCTGACAATCGTTGTGCAGAGTCCGGAGGTTTGGGAGGAGATTCACAGCGCCAGAACCAACCCCTGTGATAGCCTGGTTTTGCCAAGCGGTGTTGACTGAAGGATCGATATCAGCATACTCGTTCGCGGCCGTAGGATCGTCCGGCAGCATCGCCAGAAGACCAGTAACCTGCTTGGAGCTATTCGCTGAACCGTTCGAGAAAGCGTCAGTTGTCAGATTATCAGCAATCTCCAACTCGGCAGCGCGGATACGATCCTTAGCGAGGTCGCGGACTGCGCTCTCCCCACCATTCACACGCTGTTCAAGACCAGAAATCACTGCGGCTGCGGACGCCTGCTTCCAGTTAAAGAAAGCAACTGTGCGACCGGGCTGCTGAGTGATATCGAGAACCTCATCACCCGAGTAGCGCTTGTAGTTCCCAGGACCTCTATGCAGCAGGCCCACTTTAATTCTATCACCGCCATTAACTTTGCGGATACGACTTCCACTACGCAACCAGTTAAGGAATGCGGTAGAAGTAAACACCTGATCGTGGAGCATTCCAGAGTCGATATACGCCATCAGCGTAGTCGAGAGAACATCTCCCCAATTAAGTGTAGGAGTGGCTTCGCCAGCCATGATCTACCTACCTTTGATTTCGTCGGAGCTGCTTGCGACCTAAAGCAAAAGCTCGGTTAAACACATCGTCAGGGTCATCACTCTCAGGATTCTTTGAGCGAATGCTGGGTCTCGTATTCGACGCCCCGACAGAGCCATCCGCTACGTTGGCGCGACCAGCGCGCCTCGGGCGAGTTCTCGTTTTCGGGGCTGCTTCTGCCTCCTCTCCCCTCTGCGCTTCAGCTTGTTCTGGAGTTAGAACACCAGATAGCACAGCCAGGTCAAGAGGAGTGAAGCCTTTCGATGCGAGCCGATCCCTAACGGGTCGTAGTTTAGCCTGAATGGTGGGATTGAGAACGACTTCTCCCTCCTCATTAATAGTCCCGAAAGCCTTACCATGCTTCTCAACGCCTTCCTTCATAGCGTCGTCAACATAGGAGCGGCTTTCAGTCTCTGCCTTTTCAGCTGCGACTTCCTCCTTGCGGACAAAGCCGAGCTTTTCGGCGGCTCGCTCAATGAGCTTTAGCTGAGTCTCAGACGGATCATACTCATCCGGCTCTTCATCAACCTCATCAACGCCCATATCATCATCAGCGGCCCCATTCTGCCGCATCTCAACCATGACATCGAGCATTTGACTTTTAAGATCATTAAACTCATTAATGACTCGATTAGTCTCGCTCTGCATTCCCCGCACAACTCCTGCTGCGCCGGGCATCTCACTGTCCAAATGGGTGAGGATTTTATCAATACCGGGCTTGGAGATGCTCTCTTCATCAGTCTCTTCGAGGTCATCAACTTCGTCATCTCCAGCATCCAAGTCCTCAGTAGTGGCATCCTCTTCGAGTTCCACTACATCGGAGTCGAAATCATCATCCTCGACGGCACCGCCAAACTCGCGCATATTCTCTGTGAGTAGATCCTCAAAACTAGGGGCACTCTCACTTGCGGGAGCAACAGTCTCGCCTGGGTCCGATTCCATTACTTCTTCTGGCATCTCTATTCCTCCGTTGGGTAGGAAAGGGTTCGCCTTTTAAAGGCTCTTATAGTAACGTGCGTTTTGTGCATTACTTTGTAGCTTCTCTTGCCGCTTTGAGCGTCAGGTTCTCAAAAGCTTTCTTTGCAGCGACTGGATCACCCGGAGTATCAGCCTCAAGGTCTGAGAAACTCATATCCTCAGAATTTCCAGCCTTGTCAACCAATGACACGTCAAAGTCATCATACTCGGCATTCACCTCCACCATCGGGGTATCATGGCGGGCATCCTTAAGAGGACGCTTTCCAATCTGCGAACCGTTCGGGAGTTTCTTATCGAACAGTCTCGCGCCGCCCTCCTTATCTCCCGCCTCAACCAAACCCCTCTTCTTCAGCTCTTTCGCCTTCTGCTCTGCAGTATAAATATTCACCCCGAGAGCCTCGTCCCAATAAGGCTCGAAAGTCGACATCCCCCTTGCAGCCTCTACTGGAAACATACGCCGCTTGAGCGTATTGCATCCTGAGCAAGAAACCTCTAGAGAATCTCGCACTCTAAACGGGACTACTACTTCCTCAGAGTCTCCACACGCAGGACAGACGAAATCATATTTAGCCATTTTAGTACCCCAACCATTCGAGGAGCTTCCTGATGGAGACTGTTGAAGTCCCCTTGTAGAGCGCATCAAACTCCGCCCGCTTTTCCGCGTTGAGAATCTTCCCCTCGTTATCCAACCGTATAATGGTAGTCGGATGAACTTTCAGAAGCTTCCTCGCCTGACTCTTCGTAAGAGCCGGAGCATCATCTGGAATCCCCGCCTTGCGGAATAGCTTGAGAGTATCATTACTGATAAGGCCATTCTCTACAAGATCAAAAAGATCCTCAGATGGAATCCCCGCCCTACCTGACGTAGGCCTTCGAAGCACTAGCCTCCGAAGCTCTATCTCTGCCTCATGAATCTCTTTCCGCAGAGATTCAGCCAACTCCTTATTATCCTTACTCTTCAGCAGCTCTGCCCGAAGCTCGTTAATCTCACGCTCCAGATTCCCGATCTTAGCCCCATCGATGAACTTCGGAGCTGTTGTCGGTTTCGGCAATGTTCCACCGCTCACCTTCACCTTACCCCACTCCACCCAATCCTTCAGGAAGCTAGTATCCGTCGGAGTTAGCGGAGTCCCATCCTGCAGCATCTGATACAACTGCTTCGCCTCATCAGAGCCATTCCGCATAGCGTCGAGAGCCGCAGAAGTGACTGTATCGTCAGCCTTCCCAGCACTCTTAAAGGCGGCAACGACCTGATCGCTGTGCAAGAGATCCACCATCGCATCGCTCGCGGCAGATATCGAAAGCCTCAGCGCCTCCTTAAACCCGTTCAACTGCTCCTCCATGCCATCCATATCAACTTGGAGACCTTCATGTACTTCCGGGTACTCTTTCAGGAACTTAAGCTCTTCCTCACTGTCCTTGATCAACTGCCGTAAAACATCTTCCGGAAGGTCTTTCATCTTCCGGCCATAGACCTCAATCGCCTGCTGGCCCTTCAACTTCATCGTCTGAATCTCGTCGAAAGATTCTCCGATCAAGTCGAAAGCCTTCTCCAGATCCGCGTCGAGAGAGCTATTCGCCTCATCAATCCCACCCAAAGCATCATCTGTCGCCTGGGGAACCTTAGCCGCAGTCGACCCACTGCCCTTCTGCTTCTTCAACGCCTCTTCCGCACCATTCTCCAACCCATCCAGAATCTTCTGCTGCTCCTCAGAAGTCTCCCTCGATACGTTCTTTATAATTCGAAGGAAGTCCTCAAGCGCCTCAGACGTTGAAGAATCAAAGAGACTCTTAGACCTCGCTATCAGGGCTTCTGGAGAACCCGCGATGATATTGCGAACATCATCGAGAAGAGCCTGCCCAGGAGTCGCACCAAAAGCCGCTCCTTGACTCGCTACATCCGCTGAGAGGTCAATCGCTTCATCCGTCGCGTCAGGAATTATAGCTTTCTTAGACCCTTCTAGGTCTAAATACCACGACTTTCCCTTCCCAGGCTTGTCGGGAAAGTCAAGCCGCTTCGTGCCCCCCGTTGTCGGGAAAACCTCTGATAGCATATCCCCGATTCGTCGACTCAGCCTTCTCGCGCCGCCAGACCCACTCCCCCCCATCCCGATTGGACCAACGATTCCAAGCACAGGATTCATCGACGGGGGGATAGATTCTGCAACCTGAAGGGCGGCATCAATCCCAGTCCCGAGCGCGCCTTGCACAGCCTGATCCACTCCGCGCACACCCTCAGCCGCGATCTTAGCCGGACCTACAAAGTGACGATCTATACTCTGCGCTGTCACATCCAGAGCAATTCCGAGCGCTTTCGCTAACGTCTTCTCGACCGCTGAGAGCGTCCCACCAGCCGCGATCTTCTGCTCAAGCTGTGTCCGCAACTCCACGTTCGTCGCATCGGGCGAAGCGCTAGTCGCCGCCGGCACGTTCGTTTTTAACGCCTCAACTGGCATTAATAAAACCCCATTGGGTGATCTTCCTCACCACTCCGTACTCGCTCCATCTCTTTCGCCAGACGCTCTAAGCGTCCTTTCCGCTGAAGCTTACGAGCCTTTGCGTGGAGCTTAGCCACCTCCCCATCCTTCATCTTCGTCTTGCCATTCCGCACTTGCGAGAGGCGCATCTCTACGACAGCGAGTTTATCCTGCACCTCGATATCCTTCGACTCCTCTTCGCCCTTCTCACCCTTCTCACCCTTCTCGCCTTTAATTGTAGCGAGAAGTTCCTCTACCCCGTCGGCGAACTTAACCATACTTTCTTCAGGCATTTCTAAGCTCCTTCACTACGGCCGCTGGTACGCCCGACACTAGGACTACTCTCATCTCCGAATAAATCAGCGTTCGCTGGACCGATATCGTTTCCGCTCTGGCGGCCCGCTGTAATCTGTTCCATCAATGCTTCTGCCTCTGCGCCGAAGCTACCCGGACCTTCCTCCCCCGCCGGAAGCTGTCCATTTCCACCAGGGCTGGGCGCTCCAGGCATCGCAGGCGCAACGGGCTGCGACCGCGGCATGATGTCGTCAAGATCCTTCTCTTGGAACCCCTTGACTAGGAGTCTCCGCACCAGCTCTGCCACATTCGGCACGCCCTGGTTTAGCTGAGTCAGAACCGGCACCAACCCCGAGAGGAGATTGATAAGGTCCATCCCCTGTGAACGCTCGAGGGCGAGATTCGCACTCTGGCTTGTGATATCAAGCTGGAAGCGATACTGCCCCTTTGCCATCTCAGAAGTAACCTGTGCGAATGCTATGGCCTCGGGGGCAATATGCTCAAGATCCTCGGGAACGAATTGCGTAATTAGCTGCCACATCTTTTGCGCTTTACGCGTCTGATACTCATTCAGAAGGGCGGCTCTACGATTCTCCCGACTAGTATTCCTACGCTCGATAATATTAGCCTCAGTCGCGCTATCGGGATTCACTCCAGCTTGCGGCTGCGGGGTTCCCATAGCACGGTCAAACATCGCAAGGGCTTGATTCATCAACGCGCCCTTCTCTTCCCCCACTCGAAGGAACTCAAATGCTCTGACCGGCGGCCCATTCATCTCTCTATCTGAAAGTCCAGGGATTCCATAGGCAGCACTATCCGGCCCATCCAGCATCTGCTGAACAAGGTTCTGATCCTTAATCACATTCGTATCATACATTACGATATTCTTGTTCTTTCTCGCAACGTATAGATTAGCGTCGAGGATCTCATTCACAAGCATCTGGATGCTATCTGCGCCGCCCATCGCCAGAGGGCTCTTATTGAACCAAGTCCGAATACCTGTATGGAAACTCAAAATCTCGGCTGGAAAATCATCCAAGCGATCATAAGGCCACTCATCCTCGTTCCGCAAGAACTGATTGTGGTCATCAGCGATCACGAGAAGGAGATTCCTATACTTCCCCTTAGCTACTGGAAAGTTCCGCACCCAAATCTCATGGCCCTTCGTCGTAGCGAATGGGTCAAGTCCGAGAGTATTCTCATCTCCATCGAACTCATCGCTTCCAGTCGCCTTATTCGTCGAAACTAGATCATCGGTATTCTTATAGTTTGAATTTGCCTGAACATCCATCGTTGGAAGTTCCCAATCAAAGCAAATCCACTTCGCGTCCTTCAGCCCCTCCTGTGCCTCCCAGTTAATCAAGAACTGGTCTGGCTGCCAGCGCTTCCCCCAAACACTCTCGTTTCGCACGGTTGTATCAGAGTCCGGCTGCGCGCGATCCTCAAAAGCCTCGTGAATCTTCATATGCGCTTTGAGCGCCTCTTCACCCTCTTCTGTCGGAGGGTCGATAGGATTCTTCAGCGCCTCTTCATGCCACTCATTATGATACCGATGATCTTGATGCTCTGTGACGAGCGCAGGAGTGCCCTCTACTAGATGAAGGTTCTCCTCTTCTGGAAACTCAAATTCAAGAGCATCCGGTTGTTCAATCTGCTGCTCTCGCAGGTCAAAATCAATCGTGTATCCGAGCTTCGTTACGCCATAAGGATAGATGCTAGCGTCTAGAAAGACACGTTCATCAGTCCTAAGCTGACGAGTCATCCGCCAATAGTAGTTGAGAGACTTTGACACATCATCTACTTGATCGACGGAAAGAGCATTCTCAGCTGCAGCGCGAAAGACTGGATCACGATCGAGCGCGTTCGCTATGGTCTGGTCAAGCCAGCCGTAGAGAACTCCTGCCTTAATTCGATTCGTATGTGTTTCGCCAAGAGGACCGTCATTCTCCAAGTCCGCCTCACGCTCAGAGGCCGGGTCACCCGCGAAATACGATTCGAGAATATTAGCAGCCTCGAACCAAGGTTTCATCTTAGAGCGCGTGAAATCAACCTGCGCTCGCCAAAACTCCACTTGCTCTTTTTCTGTAAGGTCTTCGTATGCCATTAGGCTGGCAGCTCCTCAAAAACTTCGGCTGCGAGGGTCTGAGAGTTATGCACATTCTGCACAATGCTAGGTTCGGGTGAGAACGGAGCAACTTTTCCAATCCTCGTACCGCGACTCCGAAGTACTCTCCTCTGCACCATCTCGTCGAAAGTAAGATTCCGTGGAGCCTCAGGCTTCGCCTCTACAACTGCCCCTTCGCCGCGATTAATCTTAACGATCATCCGACAGAGAAGCGCACCCGCGTCAACCATGTCATCATTTTTACCACGCGGGAAGCGAACAAGCTCGTCGATGAAATCGCCTACCCAGGGAGCGCCCTTCGGAAGAAAGATTTTTCCCGTCTGAGCAAGCCCGGCAAATGTCGCTGCTCGTGAAACCTTATTCGCAATGCTGGGAAATGGTCGGCGAGTAACATAAAGATCCTCTTCCTGCATCCTACGCCGAATAAACGGTCCCACGCCTTTCAGAATCGCCCCAGGCTCCTCCGCCCACGCATTAGGACTTCGCTGCCTCATAAGCTCTAAAAGGGCATCCACCCATACGGCAGTATCACATTGACGGCGAAACATATCAGTAAAATAGATATTGCCTACACTATCACAACCGCCGACAAGGTGAACGCTATAATCACCTCGATCCTCAGACGTCGCATAGTCGCTTGCGCCATAGAAGCTCAGAGCGCTCGGAAGTTCATCATACTCACCGAACCAATCAGGGTCAAAAACATCTCCCTCGTTCGGAACAGGCTGCTGCTGATGGAGAGCTATAAACTGCATAGGATTCTCATCACGGATAGCATGAAGCTCCTTGATACTCCTCCATGCTGGTAGCAATGCTTCACCTTCTGATCGACCGAGGGGGTCATTTGCAGTGGCTATAGAAGGGACTTCTAGAACGTCCCAATCCCCCTGACGCTTAACCCTCCCACCGAGGTCATCGTCATACCATCGCTGCATGATTAAAATGACCGCCCCCGGACCATTCTTATACGGCCTTAGGCGATTCAGGAGAACTGAAGTATACCAGTTCCAGAGCATCTCTCTATGAGCAGCAGAGGAAGCCTGCTCCCAATCTTTCGTCGGGTCATCGATGATAGCGATATGGGCGTGAAACCCAATAAGGCCACCACCAACACCTTCGGCCTTATACGTGCCGCCAGCCGTCGTCGCCCATTCATCTCGTGCCATCGCTTGCGGATCGAGTTTTACGCCAGGAAATATATTTCCGAAGCGGGGGTCTTTGATCCTGTCGCGAATGACTCGCCCGAAAGAGGCAGCAAGGTCTGCGTTATACGAGGCGTGGATGAACTTTGTTCGGGGACTACGCCCCACGCACCATGCTGGAAAAAATCTGGAGACGAGTTCGGATTTTCCAGAACTCGGTGGTATAAATATGGCAAGTCTTCGACACGCACCACTCTCCACCTCCTCCAGCTTTTTCGCAATCAGCCTATGAACCGCATGACTCTCGTACATCTCGTCCATATAGCTCGCAAAGTCTATCAGGCCGCGCTTTGCGCGAGACCGCTTCTGAAGCTCGGTAAGGATCTCCTGAGTACCGAAGTCCGCAGGTGCTTTCGGCCCCTCGACTAGTCCGAGATGTTCAGTCATGCGGCTACGCCGTCCTCAGGCACGTAAACGTGATAGCTCTTACGATCGCCGCATTTCGGGCAGTTCCCATCAATGATCTCACGATGTTTCTCACCAGTAATGTCCAAAACATCATCCAACTCTGCCATACTTCCCATCCACTTGAACTTACATTTAGAACAAGCCCAATGTCCGAACATGCTCATGAGAACATCCTCTCCTCTAGCTCCCTCTCTCGCCTAAGATCGAACGCCTCTATCGAACGCTTCATCCACTCTCTATACCTCTTCATAACGAAAGGGCCGACAGGCTTCGGATTCTTCATCTCACTCGAAGAGATCACGATCGGAGTGGCTACGTATTTCCACTTCATGCTTCAACCTTCACAGGATCAGTCCGTCCTTCTTGCTCCGCCTCCGCCCCTTCCGCCACGGCTTCGAGGGCTTCGGTGGGGACTTCTGAGATTCTCCCATTAGCAGGAGCCTCAGCCAACGACGCAATGTCGTTAACCACTTCCTCGAACTCCCCCTCTTTGATCTCCAATCCATCTTCAGTTCCAATCTTCTGATGCAGAGCGGAAAGAAGCTGGGCAGTAGAAGCACCGTCTACGTTATTCACGTACTCAACGCGCTTATCAATCTCGGTCCGAACAGCATAACCCATGTCCTTACCGAGTCGATCGAGGAGCCAGTTAGATTGCTTAAGGTCGCCCTCTTCCACAGCATCGAATACGTTAACCTGGGCCTTGTCAATGATAGCGCCACGGGCAGCCTCGAATGCCTCTCGGACTTGTGGGTTAGTCCGAACATGATACATGACGGCGGCTGGGCTTCCGAGGCCAACCTCTTCTGCGACCAGCGTAAGGACTCCCCGGTGGAGAGTGATCGCGGCCGCAAGCTCTTCAGGCTTTGATGTGGGATTCTTTTTCGTCTTATCCAGCCGCCGAGTGTTCGACAAAGGAACCAGCTCAGGATACTTCTCAACATAATGGTAGACGTTTGAGGGGCTAGTATCGAGAATGCGGGCCGCTGCCGACATATTCCCTTCGGCGGCTTGTAACGCCAACCCTACATCCTCCACGTCTAACACCGTCGCCCTACCCATCTACGGCCGCCATACTCTTCGAGAGGTGCTTCTGAATCGCTTCATCACCCAGCTCTTTACTCTGCTCGCCATTACGGAGAGTACGATGCGCCGACCAAAGCGCACGCGCACGCGAGTTCTTTATGATGACGGAGCCTGGGCCGCGGCGGCCGGGCCCCTCTTTAAAATCTTTCATACTAGATTCCATGTCCCTAATATAAAGAACCTGTAGAAAGAGGTCAAGCCTTCCCACCCACCTTTCATATCCTATTATCTCCCGACTAATATGCAAAATGTTCATAACTACAAAATCATTAAGCTTCGAAATTTTTTGAAAATTTGCTCAGAAAATTTCCGGGCCTTTAAAATAAGAAAGAAAAAGCAAAAGGGGGAATCGCCTAAAACGAATGCTCTCTCCCTCCTTCGCCCCCCTCCCCTCAAAATCCGTGCCGGGTTGTGGCACGAAAGCAAAATCCATGCCACCCCGCCCCCGCAAGATTCGTGCCGGGTTGTGGTACGAAAATTGCTTCTAGTAGGGGCTAAGGATTGGATTAGCACAGCCTGTCATCTTTCAACCTTTGAAGAAATACCTTGACAATCGGACGCGGGTACTGTATCTTTATAATACCATCAGAAACAGAAAGGAGAATAGATAGAAGACAATACCAAATCGAACAATGCAAAAGGTAGAGAATCCTGACGCCAGTATTGTATCTCGTGCTTGTGAGAGCCAGGTACTCCCTTGGAGATGGGGCCGTGCGTCATTCCACTCATATCCTAATCTTACGAAGGAAATAGGACACCATGGCAAAAAGAAAGCCACAAGACCAAAGTCCAGATGCGACACCATCTGCGATACCCGGGTTTTTTCTGGACCCTTATAGGGCAATGTATAAGCCACAAGGGATGGACGAGAAGGACCCAAAGATACCCAAAGAATGGTTTGGGAAGGATGAGGAATGGAAGGGTATCGAATTCGCGATCCATGTGGAAGAAGGTGCCGATTCGGAAGAAATGCTGGCCGATATTCTCTCCCAGGTAAAAGACGGATTGAAACGACGTCAGCAGGAAATCATTCGGTATCTCATGGGGAGGGAAGTAAAAGCTCCCGCGCGTACCCCGGAACATATCACCCTCATGGACAAGATTTACGAAGAAGGGAAAATATCGATAACCCTTCATAATCTCGTAAATTGGAAGAGCCATCTGGGAATAGAGAAGAAACGACGTTCGCCAAAAACTAAGGAGGAATTAGCAAAGGAGGCCGTCGCGAAGTATAAAGAGGCTGGAATGTCCAAAGAGGATATTCTCAAGGCCATTGAATCTCAAATAGAAGACTAGGAAAGGAGGGGAGGAGGGAAACCTCCTCCCCGATCCTACTAATTGTTTAGAGACCTTTTATGTTAAAGGTGTATCGACGCTAAGAACCTTCGGAGGGGGAGGGAAACCTCCTCTTCCAACACTCCCGCTGCGCGGGAGAGGCAAAATCCAAGTTGGCGAAAAACTATTCATATATCAGGTTGACGAGCGCTGCGCGCTCCCTGTAAGAATGTGTTGGCGATCGCTCCCCCCCACCCCGCAA